CCATTCCGCCGTAGGTGCTGGTGCCCGTGCCGTTGAATGCACAGTCGTCTTCCTTGTAGGCGAATGCGTAGGCGATTTCACCGATCAGCCGATCGGCCAGCCCCAGCACGTTGTCCATGTTCAGTTCATTGCTCATGCGGGCAATGACGGCCAGCTTCTTCGCCACCAGCGTCACGTTGTCAAACCGCATGTTTGATTCGGTGATTGCGGCGTTTTCAGCGGTGAAGTATGCCGTCAGTCCGCTCAACTGTCGCGGTTCGGTGCGGGTGTCGCTCGACATGTTGACCACATTGAACAACTGACGGGCCACACCGTAGCGTTCCCGCAGAAGAATCAGGTCGGTCCCGAACTCATCCGGCACCAATACGTGTGCCCCGGTCGTGTCGGCTCCGCCTTCGCCGTGTGCTGCGTTCATCAGGCCATTGTCACGGCAGTATGCGACCGCTGCAGCGTTCTGATACGGGATGCTGCCAGTCTGAGAAAGCTGCGCCAGTGCCCACATGCCGAATCGGTATGCACGGACTTCGGCAGGCACATCGGACGAATCAGCGCGGAAATTCTTGAGCTGAACACGCCGCACGTTTCGCGGAATACTGAACTGTCGCGCCACATCGTGCCCGGCATGAACGCCGAAGGCCAGACCGCCAACGTTTGCGATGGCTCGTGCGGTCATGTTGTCGGGGGCATTGCGAAGGCTGGTCAGCTTGTTTCGCATGTCCTGAACGGCTGCCTGTGCCTTGACGGCTGCGTCAATGTCACCCTGCAGCTTCTCGGCTGCGGCCAGCAACTCTCCGGCCTGCGTCTGTGCTTCTGCACTCATGGTCTGCGTGTCATCGGTTGGCAGCAGTTTTTCGGCTGCTGCAATCTTTTCGGCTCGTTCGGCCTGCAGGGCCTGAATACTCTTTGACATCTGGTTGACTCCTGTTTGTGCCAGAGTCAACGCAAAAGGCGTCAACCGCTGGCGGATTCGGGGGGTTCGAATACGCGAACGATTGACGCCTGCTTTTTCGCAACTCAATCACTGGTCAGGACTCGCCACGTTTACGGGCTGCAGTCCTGACGCCGTTTATTGTTACACGCTCTCCGGCAGTTTGTCAACCGCTTTTCGCCCGCAGCAGTCGTGCACGGGCTGCCAGCTCGCCGCTTCGGTCGTTCTTCGCTGCGGTCTTGCTGGCCTTTTTGCCGATCGGCAACACCTCGTCAACAAACCCCATTTCCAAGGCTTCCGCCGCTGTGTACCGTGTGCCGTCGCCATTAGTGCCCAGCAGCGCGGCAGCCAGCACTTCCTCAGACTTGCCGGTCTTTGCGGCATACGTGGCCACCGCAGCCGCGTTGAATGCCCGCAGCCACTCAATTGTTTCCTGCAGGTCGGCAATGTGCCCCACAGCCCCAGCCAATCCCTCGTGGATGTGATAGACCGCATTGGCTTGCATCTGCACCCGATCCGCGCCCAGCACTGCCAATGATGCCGCTGAGGCTGCTACGGACTCAATCACGCCAACTGTCGGCCCTCTGTGGTCTGCCAATGCGTTGTAAATGGCCAGTCCGTCAAACGCCAGACCGCCAAACGAATTCACCCGCATCGTTACAGGTGCGTTTCGGTCTGCACTCAGAATTCGGGCGATGCTCCCCGCATCCGTCTGCGTGTATTCGTCACCAACCACGCCATAAAGAAACACCTCGATTCCATCCTCGTTTTTCGCATAAAAAACGCGGAAATCGTCGGTTTTTGCACTGTTTTTGATGCTTTTTGGCGTAAACAGCTCGATTTTTTGTCTCATTTCATGCCCTTTCAGTCATTATCTCGGGATTCCATCTGCGCACGCACTTTTCCCGACCATGTTCTGCCGGGATCTCCGCCCCACAACGCCCAGGCAATCCGCCCATTGCTCGGATAGCCTTCCTCGCCCTGACGGAACCCTTCGCCGTCTTTGTCGACCTCGTGACGGGCAAACCATCCGGTCATTTCCACGATAACCTCCGGGCTGATGTTTCCGCCGTTGCTCAGGTCTCGCCCTCTGGCAATGCCCACGGCAGTGCCACCGCGCCCGTATTCGTCGCGCCAGTCCAGACCCCGCTGCGCCTCATCTCGCACCGCCTGCGGGGGGCTGAAGTCGATCCCGTCGTATTTCTTCGGTGCTGCCTTCACGCCCACAGCCCGCAGGATCTCCGCCGCCAGTGCCTGCGCCCGGTCGTGCCATCCCGTCACCATGTCGGCCACATGGGCCTTCAGCGTCTCGGCTGTCGCGTGTCCTGCCACCTCAATCAGATCCCGCCGTGACTGATCGGCGTGGGCTGAGATGATCCGCCGCACCGATGCCGCTGTCAGCCCCGGCAGCGTGTTTGCCGCCCATGACTCGTACAGGCTTTCCACGGCTTGCAGGAAGTCGTGTGGTCGCTTGCTGGCTGTTTGGATGGCCTTGGACTGCTCGAAGTCACAGGACCTCTGTACGCCGTCCAGAATCATCTGCCGTAGTGCTGCCGTGACATCGTCCTCCGGGCTGTCGTCGCTGGTGTCCTCGGTGTCTGGCTCGCCCTCCTGCACTTCTTCCGCCGGGCTGCCGATTTCCATCCAGTTTGCAGGCCGATATCTCGCGTCACCGTCTTCGCCCAGTCCCGGCATGTTCAGCAGTGCCCGGCCTTCGTTGTGGGTGATCAAACCCGCTTCCAACTGTCTGTAAATGCCGTTGACCTTCGAGTCAAAGGACATCTGAATCAGGGCTTCGCGGTTGAACTCGATAATGTGGCTGTCGCTGTCCCGCTGCTGCTGCGTCAACAGCTTATCCTCGCACTCCTGTTCCCACGTTTTCAGCCACGGCTGCAGGCAGTAGTCGAGATACGATTGCCCCTCCGCTTCAAGGCTGTTGTGGCTCGTTCTGGTGCTGTCCCCGAGCATGTGCGGGGGAACGCCGGTGATGTTGGCCACGGTCGCCCGGATCTCGTGCTCACGAGTCTGCAGGAACTGTGCCGCCTCTGGTGCAATCTGCAACTGTTGAAACTTGACGCCTTCCTGCAGCAGTGCGATTTTGTGGGACTGATTCAGCCCCGTTTGCATGCTGTTCCACGCCTGAATCGTGTTCTGAATCTTCTGCTCTGTGAACGTGTGCGGAATCATCAACAGGCCGGACATGTTGCTGCCGCTGCCGAAGAACCTCGCCCCGAATTCCATCGCCGCCATTCCGACGCCCAAGGCTTCGGCCATCAGTTCAAGCACTGGCCAGCCGACGATGCCGTCCGGCCCCAGTCCTCGAATGTGCAGCATGTCCCGCGCCGGGATTCGCACCGGCTCATTATTGAAATAGGTCACGTACCAGATTTCGCCGTCCATAATGCGCACGATGGTCTGCGATGGATTCCAGATTGACAGACTGACCGGCCTGCCCTCAACGCGGTCGATGCTGGCGTAGGAATTCCCGTGCAGCAGTGCCAGTGCGGTCATCGTTCGTCGGAATGTGTACGCATTCACAAACTGACTTGCAGATCGGTCCAGCAGGGCCTGCGCGGGGTGCCTGTAATCCACCCGCTTGCCGCCGTCCCGCTGCCTCCGGAACACATCGAACGGCAACCCGGCCACGCTGTTTGCAATCAGGTTGACCGCACGCCACAGTGGAGGATAGCCCATTGCAGTGCGTGCCGTGACCTTTGCCCCGGACTTCGCGCGGATTGCCGGGTAATCACCGCCCAGACTGATGCTGCGCCACAGATGATCCTCAGAACGTGCGCCAACCGGGCTTGCCTGTGCAATGATGGTCACACCGTATTCGCCGCTCATCAGCCCGAATCCTTAGAAAAACACGACGCCGCTGCCGCTGGTTGCGTAGACACTCTGTTCTGTGCTGTGCTGTATTGCCAGCGCCAGACCCATCAGGGTAGCACAAATGCCGTCAATTTTCTCCGCCGATTTGCCTTTGTCCGGCCTGATGTTGCCGTTGACATCTTCCTTGTGTGCCACGTTTGCCGCCATCCATCGTAACACACTGTTGCCGTCATGTCGAAACTTTCCTGACCCCAGCATCGTCAGCAGTTGCTTGAACGGCTCGTTGTACGTACTGAATGACTGCGGCATTTTGACCAGCCAACCCTCTGGCATACCCAGTTCTTTCAGTCGCTGCGTCACCCCTGTGGCGTTCCACGGGTCAAACCCCACAGCCTGCACATCGTAGTGCTGCAGGATCTCTGTAATGCGTTCCGAGAGCTGCTGAACGTCCACTTCGTTGCCGTCCGTGGTCTCGACATCACCACGGGACGCGAAGCCGCGAATCATTCGCTGGTCTTGCCCGGCCCTGGCTGACACTGCATCCTCGGGAATCCAGAACCACGGGAACACAGTGTAGCCCCCATCGTCCTCCGGGAACACCAGAACCAACGCCGTAACGTCTCGGGTGCTGCTCAGGTCGAGACCCACGAAACACGGCCTGCCGTAGTATTCCGATGGTGTGACGGCTCGCTGGCACTTGTCCCACTCGATCATCGAGACAATGCGGCTTTCCTGTTCGGTCCATTGGTTCAGGTGCAACCGCCGAAACGTGTTTTCGAATGCTGGATTTTCTTCGGCCCGTTTGGCCTGTTCACGCAGGTAGTCTACCGTCACCGCCTCACCAATCAGCGGATTCGCCTTCCGCCAGGTGGACTCCAAACGCCAGTCATCATCTGGATCGGCTGAGAATAACACCGGGTAGAATGACGGGTCATCCACATGGCCCTCCATCACCGCCCGTGCGTACTGGTGCAGCTCCCAGCAAATACTGCTGCGGTCATGGCCTGCAGTCGTAATGGCAAACGTCAAAGGCTGTTTCCGTGCCCCTGTGGACGTGTCCAGCGTGTCCCACAAATCCCGATTCGGCTGCGTGTGCACTTCGTCAAAGATGATCCCGTGGGCGTTGAATCCGTGTGCCCCCTGCGCGTCTGCGGAAATCACCCGATAGAATGAGTTGGATTTTTGGTGCAGGATGCGTTTGGTTGAATCTCGGATCGTCACGTACTTTGACAACATGGCGTTTTTGCGAAGCATCGCGCTGGCCATCTGGTACACCAGTCCGGCCTGCTCGCGGTCTCGGGCTGCAGAGTAAATTTCTGCACCCTGTTCACCGTCGCACAACAGCAGGTAAATTGCGATGCCCGCCGCCAGTGTGGACTTTGCATTCTTGCGCGGGATCTCAATGTAGGCTTTCCGGTATCGCCGCGTTCCGTCCGCCCGCTTCCACCCGAACAGATCCCGCACAATCTTCTGGTGTGACTCATGCAATCGCAACGGCTGCCCGGCTTTGTCGCCTTTGACGTGCACCAAACAATCTGGGAAGAACTGCGCAGCCCGATTCGCTGCTGATTCGTCGAACCAGAATGCGCCGTCAGTTTTTGGCTTTCGCTTAGGCAAGGTACTTCGCCTCCAGATCCTCTGGTGTCTCGACCGCCTTTGACTCCATTCGCTGCCTGCTCAGGTAGTTCAGCCCCAAGTCATTGATCAGACTCCGAATCTTCGCCCACGCATCCGAATTGACCGTGCACGCAGGGTTTTTGATTGTGCCGTGCTCAGTTGATAGGGTGATTCCCAATTCCTCAATTTCCTGTTTGGATTTTGTGGCCAGTTCGTACT